TGGGGTCTCTCATAGATAAATCTAATAACTTTGAAGGAGGTTATATACCTAATCAGGATATTATTCACGATTCTATTATTAAAGGACAACGACGAAATAGCATCAAAGAAATTCAAATCAAACACGCTAGTGGAACCATTACAACTTTATCATTTTTATCTTATGAACAAGGTCAAAAAGTATTGATGGGTGATTCCGTAGATTTCGTTTGGATTGATGAAGAACCAAAAGACTCAGAAATTTATCCTCAAGTATTAACTCGTACCCTAGATTGTAAGGGATTGATTGTATTAACTTTTACTCCCGAGCTTGGAACCACTCAATTAGTTCATCAATTTACCGAAGATCTTCAAGATCATCAATACTTACAAAATGTTACATGGGATGATGCTCCTCATTTGAGTGAAGAAGATAAAACTCAAATGTTAGCTGCTCTTCCAGAATATCAACGAGAGATGCGCTCAAAAGGAGTTCCACTACTTGGAAGCGGACGTGTTTATCCTTACCCTGAAGAATTACTTAAAGAAGATATTATTAAAATTCCTGAGCATTGGCCACGCATTGCAGGTATAGATTTTGGATGGAACTATACGGGACTTGTATGGGTTGCTTGGGATAAAGAAAGAGATATTTTTTATGTGTATGATGCCTTGAAAATAACACAAACTGAACCTGCAGATATAGCCATGATAATGCAATCCAAAGGCGCATGGATTCCATGGAGTTGGCCATTAGATGGTCATATTCCAGAACGGCGACATGGAGAAGCACAAAAGAATATGTATGTTGAGAAAAATATAGCTATGTTAAGCACTCATGCAACAGATGAACAAGGCTCTAATTCTGTAGAAGCAGGAATTTTTCGCTTAAAAGAGAGAATGAGAACACATCGATTAAAGATTTCTTCTTCCCTGAATGATTTTTGGGCAGAATATAGACTCTATCATAGAAAAGATGGTAAGATAGTGAAAAGTAATGATCATTTACTGGATGCATTGCGTTATGCAGAGATGATGAAAAGATATGCTCAAACTGAAGGAGATGCTATTGGATTTACACTTAGACCAACAGCTTTTTATTGAGAAATTAAAATATGCCCATTCCATTAATAATGGTGGCCCTATTTCAATAATTCCGGATGAAGAAGAAATATGGAGAGGTAATTACTCGAATTACTATGATTGTGAGTGTAAAAAAGAAAAGGCGAGAAATGAGGATGAATAAATCATATAACAAAAGTAGTGAAAAACAGCGAAAAGCAGGTAAAAATTATGAAAAAGTTAAGAAATCTTCTAAATTGGGAAGCGGCAAACGATTTGCTTCTTTAACTAAATCGATTGAATCCCAAGGAAAAAGTCCAGAAAAGGCTAAAGCAATTGCTGCAGCAATTGGACGTAAAAAATATGGAAATAAAAAAATGAATTCTCTCTCTCAAACTGCTAGAAAAGCAAAAGCAATTCGTAAAAATTATATGTAAAGAGGTAAAAATGTCTAAGAAAATTGATGAAAATATGTTATTGCAAGAAGCTTTAAATCAAGGATTAGTTATTTATAAAGATGATATTCAATTACTTATTGATAAAGAGCTTGAAAAAGCTAAAGAGATATTCAAAAAAGAAGCTATTTTAGATGCAAAAAAAGATTCTCAACGCAAAGCAGAAAAAATAGAAACTTCTCAAGTTATTGATAAAATGAAAGGTACTGGATTAACTAATAAAGAATTTGCTAGACGTTTGATGAAAATGAATATGCCTGTTTCTCTGTGGAAATATTTACGTGATGAACATCATAAATTTAAAGAAGATATTAAATTATGGAATTTAGCACGAGAAGCAGTTAATAATTCAGGAAAACGATGACGGATTATACAACTAAACAAATTTTTAAATTGCGTGATGAATGGCATAATTATATGCAAACCTCATATAATCGAGGAGATCAAAGTTTAGAATTCATCATTAAGGGTAATCAATTTTCTTCTAATAATACTGATGATGGGCCAGAGCAATTTGTTTTTAATGAATCTTATAAAATGATTACAACAGCTCAGTCTAATGCTAAAGATATTGATCTCTCTTTAAATATTTATAGTCGTGGTATGAGTGATGAAAAAGAGAAATCGGCTTTTAAATGTCTTATTGATCAAATTATGATGAGTAATTCGAGCATTCAAAATGCTAGAGAGAGTTTAGATAAATCAATATCTTATGGATTTAGTATTTTACATGTTAAACCTATTCAAGAAAATTCTCGCACCCTTAACAAAAAATTGACGATTGAATGTCTTCAAAATCCCAAAAAAGCTTTTTTTGATAAATATGCGACATCTCTTACCTATAATAATGGAAATTATTGTGGAAAAGAATATTGTTATAGTGGGAGTGCATTAAAAAAATATTATAAGAAGAAATTAGCAGCTTTAGATAATCGTAAGAAATATACAGTCATTGATTTTTGGTTTTTTAAAGAGAAAGAAGCACGCTATTTACCTCTTTTAACTGGTGAATATATTCGAGAAGATATTTATGAGTCTCATCCTAATCAATATCAAATAGATGGAGAAAAAAATCCTCAAAAAGGAAGATTTAAATATTTATGTAAATATAGAGTATTGGAAGATAAAGAAGAGCCCTTAGAAAAAACGATTTATACAGATATTGAACGTCTTCCAATGACTATCAATTATGGTGGTTTTGTATGGGTAGGAGAAAGTAATCGGGAATCTTATCCTTTTGGCTATCATTTACGAGATGCCCAGCGTCTTTTGAATTTTGCAGGTAGTTCTATTGCTGAAATCGTTAAAGCTATGAAATATGATAAATGGTTCATTCCTCCTGATAATTTACGAACTGCAGAAGATAGACGATCAGCACAACAATTAACTCAACGTGGAGGGGCCTTTAAGTTTCCTAATCCAGAGAAGATAGCTCGCCATTCTCCTCAACAATTACCCGAAGGATTAATGCAATATTTTAGTCAATTACCTTCCTTGATTCAAAGTCTTGGAGGGGGATTTATGGATGGAGGGGCAGATCAAATTAAAGCGGTTTCAGGTGTCGCATTAGATAAAATGTTTAAACGGTCAGATCTAGTTCAAAATCCGTTTATTGTTGCTTTCATTGATACAATGAATACGATTGGTTGTATTATTCAAGAAATGATTCCACATTATTATTATCAATCTCGCATTCTTTATATGAAAAAATCTGACGGAGAAATGGAGGAAATACAAATTAATCAGCCTCAATCTGCTGGCCCTTTTGGTACTATTTATCTTAATGATGTTAGAAAATTAAAAAATCATTATGATTATTCTATTTCTGCATCTGCTTCTCGTAGATTACAAAAACAGAATCTACAAACAGAATTACAACAACTTTATGCAGTTTATCCGAATGCTATTCCTTCTACGATAGATATCTATATTCAAGCATTAGATGTTCCTCAAACTGATATTTTAGCAAGAAGATTAGGAGCAAATATTCCAAAAGAGCTCATGGATTATGGGAATGGAGATATAAGCTATTCTCAATATCAAGATGTTATAAAACAGAAGCAGATCCAACAACAGCAAGAGGCGCTTAAAACTATGATGCATAATCCCAATACACAATATTTACAGGCAAAAGCAGAAGGAGAAATAGCAAATGCACAATCTGCTCATGCTAATGCATTAACTAATACATTTAAAGCTCAAACAGAGCGTTTGAAAGCAGAAGAGGAAGCAAAAAATACTCATATTAAGAATGTTAGTAATGCAGTCAAAACTGAATTTGATCATCAACAAGAACTTGCTAATCATAATTTACAATTAACAAAAGCCCATATGCAACAAATGGATGATATTATTAAAGCTCACTCCATAAATGAGAGTAATTCTTAATGGTAAATTTAAAATTTGCGAAATCTATACCTTTAGCTATTACTGATGGAAGTGATCCATCGATAGATTTACAAGTTAATAATCCTCGATTAAAAAATGCATTTATTAATAATAAAAATGAAATACAGTTATTACCAACCGTTGAAATAGTACAATTATTGAACAATAGTAGAGCTACTCTTAAATCTACATTTAATAATAGGCAAATATTGGTTACTAATAATACAGTTTATTATATTGAAAATGGTATATTAAATACAGTTGGTGAAATTATTTTTACTCTTAATGTAGTTAGAATTGCTGAAAATAGAGATAATCAAGTTACCATTGTGAATGGAGTAGGCGCATGGGTATTTGATCAAAATGCGAATACTTTCACAAAATTAACCATTTCTAATGGATTTGATTTAACTAGTCCAGTGGATGTAACAACACTTAATACTTTTACTATCATTGTAGGAAAGAAAGATAAAGAATTTATTGTAAGTGATGCTAATAATGCTTTAAGTTATAATGCTAATGAAGTGATTGAGAATGATAATAAATTGGGAGAATTAACTGCTTGTGCTGTTTTAAATAATAATCTCATGATATTTGGAGAAGGAGGGGTTCAACGATGGGTTCCTTCTATTCAACGTACAGCTTTTGATTTCCCTTTTACACAAGATCCTTCTTATCGAGATGAATATGGTTGCCAAGCAACCGGATCTGTATTGAGCGCTAATAATCAATTATTTTATTTAACTAAAAATGGTCAAATTAGAATGATTACACCAAATGGTTCTCTTATAATTGCTGGTAATGATCTTCATGATGGTATTGCAAATATTATTAATGATTATACTGATAAAAATCTTTCACAAGGAAATTACTATTATCATAAAGGACATTATCTTTATCATCTTACTTTTCCTATTACTGGAGAAGCATGGGTTTATTGTGCTGCTTCAAAAAAATGGAGTGAATCTTCTTTATTATTATTAGGAGTATCAGGACAACCTTTATTAAAAGATGGTATTTATAATTTTAGTACAGATTATAGTGCTAATTATTTTGAAATCATGATTCAGACACCTTATATGAAATTAAGTGGAAATGATCTAATGAATCGTGCTTCTGGTAGTTTAATTATTATGCAAATAACGCAAGGAAAAGGTATTTCTTCAGCCTCTCAAATATGTGACTTGCAACTTTCAAAAGATAATATTCAATTTAGTAATCGTGTAAGACGTTATTTATCACCGACTGCAGAAAGATTAAGACAATTTAGATGGTTTCCAAATTATTCACATACGGAGATGACTTGTAGATTTATTTTTCAATTAAAACAAGATGTTGTTATTGAAAAAGCAACTTTTATACCATATCAAGGGGAAATGTAATGACTGATGAAATACAAAATAATGAGAATGAAAATAAACTTTTCAATCAAGCAGAATTAGATGAGATTGTAAAAAAACGGTTAGCTCGAGAAAAAAATGCAAGTGAAGAACGTTTAGAACAAGAACGTCAAGAAAAAGAACAGTTACGCCGACAATTAGAAGAGCTTCAAAAAATACAAATGGTAAATAGTCAACCTCATAATAATGAAGATGCTGAACAAGGAATGAAAAATCAAGATAATATTTCCCAAGTGTCCTATCCAGATAATATTGCAACTAAAGATGATATGCAAAATCTTTTATCGCAACATCAAGAGCAAATGAAATTAGCAAATCATGCAGATCGTATTAAAAATATGGTTCAACGTGATCCTAAATTTCAATCAACTTTAGAAGAATTTTCTAAAAAAGGAAAACAAATTCCTTTGCAAGTAGAAAGAGATTTGATGGATAATTTACCAGAAGAAGAAGCAAAAAAAATTTTTCATCGTTTAATGACAAATGATAATGATTTCAATAACATGCACTATCATCTTACTACATCATTATTAAATGATGATTCAAAATTATATAGTGATTGGGTAAAATCTCAATTAAATCAAACTCCGTATGTTTCTCAGTCTAATAATGAAGGCCCTGATTTACGTGAAACGGGAGAAATGCCAGAAATTGATAAAGCCGATATTGCCCGTAGTTATTGGAATAATAAAGGATAATAATAATTCTTCAAAAAATAAATATTTAATGTTGACAATAATATAAACAATTGGTAAATTACTAATACCGTTGATAGCACGGGAATTGTTATCCGCTACATAGCGTCATTATGGGAAATGAAGGTAGTAGTTTGATTTTAAACTACATTTTGTTTTTTAGTGACCTATGGAGCATCAATATGGCACTTAATAATTTTTCAGTTACTGATTTTACATCTGTTACCCTTGGAACTTTTCTTGAGCAAAATAATGTATTTATAGCCCTTTCTTATCGTGGTGTAGAAGAATTTCCTATGCATACTGGTAATCAACGAGGTTATAAAAGTAGTGATGTAGTTCAAATAAAAATTCCTGGCTATCCAGAGTTAGAGCGTGGAATGGCTGTTACCGCTTCTCCTACTATTGATCGTGTAGTTCCTTATACTACGAGTGATTTGGACATTTATAATGTTACTCGTGAAATAGATATACGACAATCCTATATGCGTATATCTGGGGGGTTAACTGCCTTTACTGAGAATCCTTATCGTGAAGGAAAGCCTACTCCCGGCGCAAAAATGATGATTGATAATTATGTTAGACCAGCAGGTTTACGTATTAATGGTGAAATTGAGAAAGTCATGAGTGAAAAATGTAATGCGAGTGCTTTCTATACTCCTATTCAACGGCCTGCAGATCTTCAACCACTTAATTCTTTTGCAAGTATTTCTCAAGTAGAAGCATTAATGACTGAATTAGGGTGGCCTTATGATCGATATGGAATTATGAATCCTACAGATGCTAGAACGGTATCGGATAGTCTTCAAAATTCATTTTATGATCGTCTCAATAAGACTATTTCTGATGATGCAGTAGTAGGAGGAATGGCAAATGGACGTGGAGGAAGATTAGCAGGATTTGATCTTTATCGAAGTAATGCAATTGAAGATACTGCAGTTTCCGCTCAATATAGTGCTAATCCAACCAATACAGGAGTAACCGTAGATTCGGTTGCTAGTGATGGTTCTACTATTACATTTGCTGGTTTTGCATCTGGTTTAACCCCTGCTATTACAGCAGGTACCTTAATTGCTATTCCAAGTGTTAATCTTATTAATAAAGTTAATAAATTGACAAAACCATATACTCTTGTAATATGTGCCGCTGCAGATGCAAATAGTATAGCAGGAGGTTTATGCACTGTTACATTATCAGAACCGCTGGCTGTAACAGGAGAACATCAAAATGTTAATAGTTTGCCTTCAAATGGAGCGGTTGCTGAAGTATTTCCTGGCCATCGTAATAACTATTTCTTTATTCCGATGGGTATTATTGCTAATCCAATTCCTGCATTAGATGAGATCAGAGGAGCAGAAAATGGTCGTTATGAATCACCTCAGACAAATATGTATACTCAATCTATGATTCAAGGTTTAGTAACTAATGGTATTAATACTATTCGATTATTATCTTTTGTTCCAACATTAGCTATTGCATCTTATATTATTAATTTGCCATCCCCTTTATAAGGAGATAAAGTATGACGAATAATTTATTAACACCAAACAGTAATCAATATCTAACTACACGATTACAATCAAATAATTTTCGGAATAATTTAGTAAATGTAGAAATTGGATCCCTTTTTGAAGTTCTACCATCCCAATCTTTTACAGCCCCCCAGGTTTTTACGCATGGCGATTATGTTTGTTATGTGAAAGGAGCAGTCCGAGCTACGGGTGCGTTTAGTGCGGGTGAAGTAGTTGGTAGCCTTCCCTCTTCTTTTGGGCGACTCTGGGATAATAATACTAATTATGAAGTTGCTATTCCGGCCTTTTTGGGAGGAGCGCTCACAGTTAGCAATCTTTTTCTTCGCCAAAATAGTACATTAAATAAAATTGAATTTGTGTATTCGGGAACAACCGCTGGGGTTGCTACAAATATTCTTCATTTAAATGGTATTGTTTTCTATAGAGAAATGGATTAATAAATGGCTAGAAAAGTTCGTGATTTGCTAAATAAAGCCTTATATCTTTCTATAGCAGATCGCGAATTT